GTCCGGCGTGTCCGTGCGCCGCCGCTACGTCCCGACCGCTGCCAGTCAGGGTGGCGCCCGCGAAGACGCGCTGTGGGAGCGGCTTGCAAGCGCACTCGAGCAGCAGGCCAGCCGGGACAGTCACCTCACCGGTGAACTGCGCCTCGACTCCGGCGAACTGCTCGGAGTCATCCAGGGCGCCGTGAAGCCGCAGATCAAGGCCTCCGCGAACATGCAGGCCTACCGGGCCAAGGTCGGGCGGAGGAGCGGCGGATGACCATCTCGTATGTCGGGGCCGGCACCTCAGCCAGCGGCACCACCAACGTCACCCCGGCATACCCGGCCGGCGCCACCGCGGGCCGGCTGGCCGTGCTGCAGGTGGTGTCCGGCGGGAGCGGGGATCCGATGCCCTCGACCCCGTCCGGGTGGACGCTGGCCGGCTCCCTCACTGGAGGCGGCGGCGCCTTCGGTTCCGGCACCGGTCCTCGGCGCTTGACCTGGTTCATGCGGGAACTCGTCGGCAGCGACTCCACCCCCAGCACATCCATCCCGTCCAGCACGGGCTCGGTGATCGGCGGGGAGATCTTTGTCCTCTCCCGCACCGCAGGGACCGGCTGGCGGTGGGCTACGGCCTTCGGCGAGGACACCGCATCGGGCACAGCGTTCAGCGCACCCGGGCAGTCCGGGCTCACCTTTACCGTCGGGGACTTCATCGCCCTCGGCTACAGCCTCGCCCTGAGCACGTCGTCCATCGGCACTGAAAGCGCCACCGCGTCTGGCGTCACGTTCGGCACCTTCACCCACCAGATCAACGTCAGCGTTGCGACGGGCAACGGCGGCAGGCTCGGCATGGCATGGGCCACCGTCACCACCGGGGCCAGCACGCCCACGCCGACCGTTACCGCCACGCTGAGCGCCGCCACAATCGGTGTGGCAGGAGTGCTGCGTATCCGCGAAGCCAGCTCGGACGTCAACGCGACCGCGCAGTCCGTTTTCCCGCCCCGCAACCTGGTGTCGGCGACGGGACTGACCGGCGACGACATCGTCACGGCGACCCTGTACCGGCAGGTCGACACCACGCTTACGCCGGTGCGCGCGGCCAGCGGCATCGACGTGACTGGGCAGGCTTCGCTCCTGCGGGTGGATGCAGAGCAGCCGTTCGGGATCAGCGTGAACTACGCGGCCGTCCTCACCGACGTCAACGGCACCCAGTGGACGGTCTTCTCGGGGCCGATCACGTCGACCGTGGCCAGCGACGTGGTGTCCGACGCGATCCGCGGCGTCGGCGCCGCCGTGAAGATCGAGAGTCCGCTGGAGTGGAAGCGGGACCGCGACAGCAGCCAGTTCAACATCAACGGCCGGATCGTCGTCGTGGGCAAGCCGAGGTCGTCCCGGTCCGGCACGCTCACCGTCCGCACGGAAACTGACGATGATGGCGACGCGATGAACGAGCTCCTCGACAATGCGACTGAGGGCACGATCCTCGCGCGCAAGCAGGTGTCGCTGTCCCGTCTCGACGGCACGTACTCCCTGATTGACGACACCGAGAGCCCGAACTGGTACGACGAGTTCAGGTGGTTCGCCTTGAACGTCGTCAAGGCGGACGACTGGCCGGATGTCATGGAGGCAGCCGGGTTCACGCTCCAGGACATCGCGAACAACTTCTCGATCCTGAGCGACATCAGCGCGTTCTTCACCGGCACTTTGCTGTCCATCGCCCAGTATGACTTTGGACCCTGACATGCTCGATATGTCGACCACCGCGCTCGCCGTCGTCCAAGGCTCGTACACCATGGATATCCGCGCCGAGTCCTGGCTCGGCGGCCTGCTGCTCGCTGACAGCATCCCGATCTCCGACGGCGGCGAGAGCCGCGACCGCTCCCTGGCCGTCCCCGAACAGATCACCCTCACCGTGCCCCGCCGCGACGGCGGCTTCGACTGGGACCCGGGCACCGACCCGGCCCACCCACTCGCCGCATACGGGCAGATGCTCCGCATCGACTACGGCGTCGACGTCGGCGGCCACATGGAGTGGATCAATAGGGGTTGGTTCCTCATCACCGAAAGCTCGACCGACGGCGACACCGTATCCGTCAGCTGCCAGGGCCTGCTGACGCTCATCGCCGAGGCCAACCTCATCTCACCTTTCCAGCCGTCCAGCAGCGACACCCTCGTCTCCGTGATCCGCGCGCTCGTCGAGCCCGCCCTCACTGTGTCGTTCGACGGGGCCCTCATCGACCGGGCCGTACCGCTCGGCATGCAGTGGGACAGCGACCGGCTCGGCGCCGTCACCGAAGTCCTCACCGCATGGGGTGCGGCGGAGCGGGTCACCGAGGACGGCTATCTCCTCATCGAGCCCGTCAATGACGCCGGGGCATCGGTCCTGTCCATCAGCGACGACCCGGAGGCCGGGACCGTCGTCCGCTGGCAGGGCGCCACCACCAGAGACGGCGCCTTCAACGTTGTCGTCGCCCAAGGCGAGGACGCGTCCGGGAACCAGATCCAGGGCGTCGCATACGACTCTGACGGCACCAGCCCCTACCAGTACGGGGGGAACTTCAACCCGTTGCCGGTGCCTTACCCGTACCAGTCGTCACTCCTCACGACCGTCGCCCAGTGCCGGACCACGGCCGCCGCCCAGCTGAAGCTGCTGCGCCGACAGGCCTTCCGGAAGTTGCAGGTCACAATGGTTCCGCACCCTGGCCTGGTGACCGGCGACATCGTGTCCGTCACCGGCGCCGGCCTCACCGGCGCCCGCTGCGCGATCGAGTCCCTGTCGCTGCCTTACTCGCCTGGCGAGCAGAGCCTGACCGTCCGAGTGCTGTAGGGGGAGCAGATGCCCGACTTCGCCGATACTCGCGTCTCGCTCGCCGGAACAGGAGTCGTGCGCGGCATCGCACAGACCGCCGCCACCTCGAACGCCTGCCTGGTCACCGTCGGCGGAATCACTGTCACCGCCCGGGTCGCGACCGGCCTGACCGTGACAGCCGGCTCGATCCTGCTGATGGCCCGGCTCGGCAGCCTCTACTACGCCACCAGCGTGATCCCCGCCGCGCCGACATCAACACCAGCGACACCGCCCCCGGCCGACAGTGCACCCCCGGACACCGGAGACCCACCCCCGCCACCCAAGCCCGTCACCCGGACCGGCACCCTGACGTGCGTCCCGACGGCCACCGCCTGCTACCGGGACGGCTCCTGGCGCTCCGACGGCGACCCGACCAACTCATTCGATCTGTTCCAGGGCCGGTACGGCGGTAGCAGCTACGGCAGAAACACTGGCGCCGCGTTCTACGGCTCCAAGCCGCACACCCTGTCCGGCGCCACCTGCACCAAGGCCACGGTGAAGATCAAGCGATTGAGCGCGGGCGACTTCTCGGCGCGGTCGGCAACCCTGCGGCTCGTCTCGCAGACCAGCCGACCAGGCGGCGCCCCCACTCTCAACGAGTCCACCGGCGGCCCCAGCTTGAAGATCAACGACTCAACCACGTTCACGCTGCCGACGAGCTGGGGTCAGGCCATGATCGACGGCACCCGCGGAGGCATCGCCATCAGCATCGGCAGCGACGACCCGTACATCCAACTCGCAGGCCGCGGCTCCTGGTCCGCCGCCATGACCCTCGCAATCTCCTGGAGGCGCACCTCATGACCGCCAACACCTCCAAGGGCATCACCTATCCACAGTCCACGGACCACACCCGACTGTGGGAGCACTTCCAGACCCTCGCCAACTCCGCCGACGGCATCATCATCGGCAACAAGGATGTCCAAATTTTCACCAGCTCCGGCACGTGGACGCGGCCCGCAAACGCGATCCTCGTCGACGTCCAAGTGCAGGCCGGAGGTGGCGGCTCCGGGGGCTGCGCGGCCACCGTCGCGGGCCAGGCATCGTGCGCACCAGGCGCCGGCGGAGGCGAGTACGCCAGGGGTGTCTACCTGCCCGCAACAGTCGGCGCGAGCGTCGCCGTCACCGTCGGTACCGGAGGCTCGGGAGGCACCGCCGGAGCGAACTCGGGCGCCACCGGAGGTGCCTCGTCGTTCGGCGCGCTCATCACCTGCAATGGGGGCTTCGGTGGCCAGGGTGGCACCGCCACGTCGACGGCTGTCAGCCTCGGCGCGGCAAATGGCGGCACCGGCGGCACCGGCGGAGACATTCACATCAACGGCGGCGATGGCGGCAACGGGCAAGTCATCAGCGCCACGCCGATCAAGTTCAACAATGGCGGCAACGCGTTTCTGGCAAGCACCACGCGCTCGTCCGGTGTCGCTGCCACCACTACCGGCGGCTTCGTCGGCTACCCCTACGGCGGTGGCGCATCTGGTCCCTCCAACGGCGCCTCGCAGAGCGCGGTCGCCGGGTCAGCAGGCGCTGGCGGCGTCGTCATCGTGACCACTTACACCGCATAGGAGCACCATGCCTCTCGACTTGCCCGAAAGTTCGAACAGCGACACCACCTGGGTCATCAACGGCCGCCTGAACGCCAGCTCGGGCACGGGCTTCCAGACGACCATCACCACTGAGGGCCCTGCTACCGAAGCAGAGGGCGACGCGCTCCTACAGGATCTTGTCGACCTGCTGTCGACCCGCTACTACAGCGTCACCGGCACCAAGGGCTACACGTCGTACACGACACGGAACATGACCCGGTCCTGACCAGCCCTCCACCGCCACCCACGCCCCGCTCCCGGGGCGTTTTTCATGCCCGGGAGGGGCTTTGACGTTCACCTTTCACGGCGGGAAGCTGCCCGCCCAGCCGGCCAGACCGCAGTTGAAGCTGTCCGCGGTCCTGCGTGAACGGCTGGCGATACCGCCCGCCGCTATGGACTGGCAGGACGACCGGATCGTCTGGCCGATGTACGCCAACGACGAGGTCGGCGACTGCACGTGCGCCGGGGTCGGCCACCTCGTCAACCAGCTGACCTACTACGGCACGGGCGCCGAGGTGGAGCCCGCAGAGTCGTCGGTGCTCGGCATGTACTCGGCGATCACCGGCTACGACCCGGCCAAGCCAGCATCGGACACCGGCGCCTACTGCCAGGACGTCCTCGCCTACTGGCGGAAGACGGGACTCGAAGGCCACAAGATCACGGCCTATGCGTCGCTCGACGTCTCGAACCTCACCGAGGTCAAGCAGGCCATCGCCCTGTTCGGGACCGTCTACGTCGGGCTCAGCTTCCCCGATAGCGCCATGACGCAGTTCGACAACGCCCAACCGTGGGACGTCGTCCGCGGCGCCAAGGTCGAAGGCGGGCACTGCGTCATCGTCGGCGCCTACGGCAGGGGCAAGCTCGGCCTCGTCACCTGGGGCGCCGAGACCACGATGACCGAAGCGTTCTGGCGGAAGTACGTCGACGAAGCGTGGGTCGTCCTCGACGCGGACGGCATGAAAAAGGCCGGCGTGTACTTCACCGGCGCCCCCAGCTTCTACGCGCTCGGCCAGCAGTTCGCGGCCCTCACGGGCGAGTCGAACCCGATCCCCACGCCCAAGCCGACACCGACTCCCTCGGACATCGACAAGACCTTCGCCACGGCTACGCGCGCGTGGCTCGCATCGAAGGGACTGTGACCATGGTCGACCTGTGGATGCCGGGAGCTGCCCGGCACCCCCTCGGCAACACCGGCGCGATGAACGGCGGGCCAGCGCGAGCCGTCTGGCACATCACGTCCAACGCGACGGACTGGACGTTCAAGAACGAACTCGGCTGGTTCACGTCCGGCGGCGCCGACGTCGCCCCCCACCTGCTGTGGGACCCGTTCACCGGCGAGCTCGCCCAGATGTTCCCTGCGGACTCCCGCTCCCTGTCGCTGCAGAACGCGGGCGACGTCCGGACGAATCGGACCGGAAAGTACTGCATCCAGATCGAGACCGTCTTCACCGCGAACGAGACCGTTGGCGGCAAGCGATACGCCACAGTCCGCGACACCCCGTGCAAGAACCTCGACAAGATCGTGGCGTGGCTGCGGAGCCTCGGCATCCCCGACGTCTGGCCCGGCGGCGCCCCAACCGGCTTCGTCCGCGACACCGTGTCCCTGGACAGCTGGTTGAAGTTGGGCGGGCACTACGGCCACAACCAGATCCCCGGCAATAGCCACGTCGACCCGGGCCCGATGCCGGATCTCTTCGCGCACGCCCCGGTCACCCCGCCGAAGCCGCCGGCCCCGGCGAAGCCGAAGGTCAGCGTCGCGCACCTCGTGTACGCGGCGAAGCACGATCCCGCCGCAGCGCAGGGCCACACCAGCTACAAGACCGAAGTCCTGCTCGTCGAAAAGGCGCTGAAGGCTGAGGGACTCCTCGCAGCCGGGTACGTCGACGGCTCCTTCGGCTCGCTCACGGTTTCCGCGTACAAGGCCTGGCAGAAGCGCCTCGGCTACAGCGGCGCCGCCGCCGATGGCATCCCCGGTCAGACCTCCTTGTCGAAGCTCGGCGCGAAGCACGGCTTCCAGGTCGTCGCATGACTGCCCTGGACTACGATCTCGAATTCCTCGAGGACGGCCGCACCATCGAGCTGATCTCCATCGGCATGGTGTGCGACGACGGACGCGAGTACTACGCCGTCAACTCGGACGCCGACTGGGACCGGGTGAAGAAGCACGCCTGGCTGATGCAGAACGTGTGGCCGCACCTTCCTCTCCGGGGACACAAGAGCGGGCTCGTCACTGTCGGCAGCAAGACCGAGGTGAGGCTCACGGAACCCGGGGTCATCGACATGCGCAACACCCAGGTGAAGCCGCGATGGGTGATCGCCAACGAGGTCCGCGACTTCATTCAGGTCGCCGGGCCCGATGTGGAGCTGTGGGCGAACTATGGCGCCTACGACCACGTCGCCCTCGCTCAACTCTGGGGCCCGATGATCAACCTTCCCGAGGGCGTGCCGATGTTCACGCACGACATCCAGCAGGAACGATCCCGACTCGGCCTCGCCTGGGACGAGCTGCCCCAGCAGGAGAGCGGCGAGCACAACGCGCTCGCCGACGCCCGGCACAACCAAGTCGTCCGGCGCTGGCTCGCCGAACAAACACAGAAGTAGGGACCCGCCATGAACATCAACCTCGACTCGGCCTACTGGCTGGGCCTCGTCATATCCGTCGTCCTGCCCGTCCTCGTCGGCCTGGTGACCACCCGCGTCACCTCGCCTGGCGCCAAGTCGGTGCTCCTGCTCGCGCTCAGCACCGCGAACGGCTTCCTGGTCGAGCTCGCCGGCCCGCACGACGCCGGGTACAGCGTGCAGACCGCAGCGGTGCTCTCCCTCGTCTCCTTCGCGGTCGGCGTGCTCTCGCACTTCGGCCTGCTCAAGCCGACCGGGATCAGCGGCAAGGCGCAGGACAGCCTCGTCACCGCCCGCCCGCGCACCACTCAGGGCGTCTGAACGTAGGAGCTCCACGTGGCCGACGAGCCGACACTCGGCGAGGTCGCCAGACGCCTCGAGGCCATCCATGTCGACCTCAAGGAAGACCTCCGCGAGTACGGCACGCGGCTTGACAAGAAAGTCTCCGTCGAGCGGTACGAGCTCGAGCGCCGTGCCGCCGACGAGGTACACCGGCAGGTCATCGAGAGGATCGCCGCGATCGAGGCGGAACGCTTGCAGGAGCTGCGGGACGCAGAGGTAGACCGGCGAAAACGGCAGGATGAGCGGCGCGCAGACCGCCGCCTCGTGTTCTCCTGCCTCGCCGCCCCAGTCCTTCTCCTGCTCCTGCAGGCCTATCTGGCAGCGAGGGGAGCAGGCACGTGAAGGGCCACCGCAGTCGAGAGCAGATACAGCGCCGCCGCGACATCGCCTACGGGGTGTTGGTCCTGTTCGGGGTCGTCCTGTTCACGCTGCTCGTTCTCTGGCTGCAGGAACTCAACCACAACCTGCGGACCGCCAACGATGCGCGGGATGCCCTGGCGCGGCAGGTGCAGCAGCTGGGGCACAAGCCGGTGGGCGGACCGCCAGGCAGCCGAGGCGAGCCGGGCAAAAGCGTTGTCGGCCCCCAGGGACCGAAAGGCGACACCGGCGAGCCCGGACCCGTCGGACCGATCGGACCCTCCGGCGCGCCAGGAAAGAACGGCATCAACGGCAGCAACGGCGTCGGAACGCCCGGAATCGCAGGCGCCAACGGTGCCGCCGGCCAGCAAGGAGCCCGCGGCGAAACCGGAGCCACCGGACCGCAGGGCCCACAAGGCGACACCGGGCCGGCAGGACCGCAAGGCGACAAGGGCGAGAAGGGCGATCCCGGGCCGGCATGCCCCGACGGGTACAGCCTTCAGACGCCCGCCTACGACCCGGACGCGCTCGTCTGCCGCAAGGACGGCGCAGCGCCGCCCTCAGAGAAGAAGGGCCTACTCGGCTAGGAGCCGCCATGGACGATGAACCCCCGCCGCCGTTCTGGCTGTCGCCGTGGCCGTTCCTCGAACCCGACCTGCCGCCCCCGCCCGACGACGAGACCGAGTAGCGACGCCCCCTCCTTCGGGAGGGGGCGTTCTGCTGTGTCCGGGCCCACGCAACGCGTCTTGGCTCGCGCCGACTTGGCGGGTACCACTCTCGATAACATGCCATATCGCGGCCGAAAAAACGGTACAATTAGCCATGCCTCCAAACCCTCCTGATGAGCTGTTCGCTCGGCGTGCTAGCCGCCGCAACGACGGGGTTCGCCGGGTCACCGGGCCAAAGCCGATCAACGTGAAGACGGACGGCCCTCCAGCGTGGGCGACACGGTTCGTCATCCCGCGGGATGCCTGCGAAGCGTGCGCCCAGCACTGGCACCACCGATGCTGGGGCGTCAACGTCTGGCTCGACCCCGTCCCCAACTGCCCCTGTGACTGCGGCCACCCCAAGGACTCGATGCGACTCAGCGACGAAGCGTGGGCCGACCTCGCCATCCACGCACCCGATCACGTCTGGATTGCCGCAATGTTCGAACGGCAGCGCGCAGCAGGCACCTTCGCCTGCGTCATGGACGACAAGGAGCGGCATCGTGCCGTCCCCTGGGAGCGTGAGCGATGACCGTCGAAGTCCTGCGCACGTACCGCTTCCGATGCGACGCAGCCAACTGCCCGGTGTCTGACCTCTCCGAGACCGACGATGCCCCCGTCGGCTGGGCGACGATCGACAGCATCGCCCACCAGTCGCATGCTCCGCTGCCGTCATTGAAGGCGGGGCGGACCCTGCTGCGGGCTTTGGATGTCCGGTCGCTTCGGTCGCACGGCCGCTTCCGGCTCCACCTGTGCCCCACCCACGTGGGCGCCCTAGGGGAGCACACGCCGCAGACCGACAACGAGGGCGGCCAAGGTGCGTCCGTCGCTTGCTCCTGCGGTGAGCGCCTGGCGTGGTCCACGCCGGACACCAAGGCGCTTTGGGTCCAGCACTACGAGGCCGTCTCTGTCCGGCAGGAGGGCGAGCAATGAGCGGTGACCTCATCCCGCGCCAGCCCGACGCCACCCCTGCCGTCTACGACGCTGCGACGCTCGCCGTCCTGGCCGCCATGGAGAAGGCGGCGGACGAACACCTCGACAGGATCATCCCCGGCAACACCAAGCGCGGATACGCCAACGACTGGGCGTTGTGGGAGGAGTTCCACGACTGGCTCGCCGAACGTACCGGCCACCGCATGCCCTCGACCGCTGTCACGAAGGGCACGCTCGTAGGCTTCGTGGTCTGGCTCGACACGATCAAGATCGCCGCACCCAGTAGCATCGACCGCCGCATCACCGGCGTCACCGTCACCGCCCGCCGCGAGTACGGCGTCGAGGTTTCGAAGGAAGCCACCGTCGCCGCCCGCAAGGCGCTCAAGCCGTTGAAGGTCGACGAGGACCGCATCGCACGGGGCCGCGGCGCCGCCAAGGCC